ACCATGCCGACGCCATTGGTCCGGCTGACGCTGTAGCTGTCGGGCAAGATGGTGCAGGCATGCAGCGACACGCCGTAGCCGCTGTCGAGGTACATGTCGAAAGGGATCGTGCCCTTGCCGATGCGGCGCAGGAAGAACGTGTTCCAGATCGAAAATTCAAGCAGGTCGAGCATCAGCACGACGCTGAAGAACTGCGTGGTGCGACTGAACTGCTCGGCGTAGCGCCCCGCCCCGCCGTCGACATCGGTGCGAATGGCGCCACCAGGCGCCTCGAAGCCGTACTGCTGGGCGGATGGGCGCAAGCCCCGGGGCATTTGCGGATTTGCCATCAGCGAGTCCTCGGCGCCCGGTAGCTACCGTCGAAGCCCTGGCTCACGATGTGGCTCGAATCGGAAAATCCGCCTGCCACATCTTCGACCGCGCCGTTGCGCGCGGCGGCGGCCTGTTCCTTGATCATCAGCACGATCTCGCCATCGGACATGACGCGTTGCTCGGCGACCTGCATAGGGCGCATGGACTGATGCACCAGCGTGATCTTTGCCGGGCCGCTGGGCTGGGCACCGCCGCCGGCATTGGCCAGCACGCCGAGATTGCCGTCGCTGCCGCGACGCAGGGGCAGGATGGCTTCAGGACCGGCCTCGCCGAAGATGCCGGCGCCCTTGGCGAACATGAAGGGCGTGGGGCGGTCGTAGACGCCGTTGGAGTAGGCGCTAAGGCTGGGGGAATTGAAGACCGCGCCCTTCGCGAAGCCCATGAGACCGAGCATGGTGCCGAGGGAGTCGCTGCCGCCGGCGACGTTGGCGATGCTCGCTGCAGTACCGCCCGACAGGCCGCCGGTGAAACCTCCCAGCAGACTTGCCCAGCCGCCACCGCCGGCGGCGGCTTTGTAGAGGCTGGACGCCTTCGCCCGAATCTCCATTCGGATCAGTTCGGCTGCGAAGGTGCGGCCGACATCCTTGATGCTGACCTTCGAGCCGGTCGCCCAGGCCACTGCAGCATCCTCCAGGCCTGAATAGAGCCCCGAGAACGCGCGCTGCGACTGCCCGGCGACGTCGGCCGCGCTCTCGCTGTAATCGGCCAGGGCCTTTTTCGCACCGACGGTCCAATCGCCCTGCAGTGCCGACGACTTCGCGTTGAAGTCCTGTTCCTGCGCGATGCGCTTGGCGTAGTGGTCGGAGACGATCGCGAGCTGGGCGTCGTACTGCGCCTGGCTGATGCCGCCATTGGCTTCGCCCTTGTCGCGATCACGGCGCAGCTGCTCGCGCTGCTTGTCGGCCTCGCGACGGACCTCAGTCAGGCGGCGAAGCTCCTCAAGCGCCTTCGCGCCCATGCCGGCGCCCTGCAGCTCGTCGTCAATACCCTGCTGACGGGTACCGAGCGAAGCGTTGAGGCTGGCCCGGTACTCCTCGACTGCACGCTGCACCTTGGCCGACAGCACCATCGTGTCGGTCGCATGCTTGGCCCAGTTGGCGGTCATCTCGTCGGTGATGCGCTTGACGTCGCCGCTGTACCGCTCCACGGCCGCCACGTTGCGCTTGCCGCGGGCGATCTCCTCCTGCTTGCGAGCGATGTCGAGTTCGCCCTGCAGCGCGTTGTTCTTCAACTCGAACTGGCGATCGAGGTATTGGCGCGTGGTGAGCAGGCCGACGTCGTAATCCGCCTTGATCGTTTCCAGCGACTGCTTGAACTGACGCTCCTCCTGCTCGGCCTGGGCCTTGAGCTTGGCGAGCCGGGCATCGATGCCGTCCTCGCGTGGCTTCGGTCCGGCGCCGCCCATCGCTTTCTTGCGGATGTCGGCTTCGGTGGCGGCGATCAGCTTGGGGTCGAGCAGATCGCTGTTCGGGTTCGCGCGGCGGATGTCTGCGATCTGCTTCTGGTATTCCTTCAGCTCGCGATTGACGGCGCTCAAGCCCTTGGCCGAGTCATTGCGCTTGCCGACGGCCTCAGCCGCTTCGATGCCGGCTTGCTGGATCTTCGCGTCCTCGCCGCGCTTCTTCGCCTGCTCGTCGACCTGCTTGTGGACGCGCTCCATGAGGGTGATCTGCTGGCGAAGCGCCGCGTTGCCCTTTTCGTGAGCATCTGCGGTCATTGCGTTGAGTGGCCTCTGGGCCTCACGAATGGACAGCTGCTGCTTCAAGCCTGCGAGCTGCTCGGCACCCGTCTTGTCGCGACCGAGGCCGACGATGGTGTCCCAGGCGCTCTTCGCCACGCTCATCACCGACTTGAATGAGCGCTCGATCCAGCCGAGGTTCTCGTTCACCTGGGCGGCCGATGTCTTGATGGCGTTTGCGTACGTGGCCTGGGCCAACGCAGCGGCCTCGGTTTTCAGGCCCTGCTCGTCCAGCGCCTTTATCTGTTCGTAGACAGCCTGCGTGAGGTAGTGGTGCTGCTCGTTGAGCTTGATGGACGCCTCGACCGGCTCGTCCCCCAGCTCGACGAACTCCTTCACCACGTCTTTCAGGGCCGCGCCGGTCGCCTTGCTCATGGCGATGGCCGCCGACGCGATCAGGTCCATCTGATCGCCCGCGATCTTTCCGGTACCGACGAGTTCGGCCAGGGCGGCGGCGGCCTGGCTCTGCGTGCCGCTGACCTGACCCATGGCAGCAGCCATCGTCATCAGTTGGCTGGTCGACAGGCCCGCATACCCATTGGTCAACGCGATCTGCCGGTTGAACTCACGGGATTCTTCGGCGCCCTGGTGGTAAGCAAGCGCCAAGGTGGCGACGCCTGCGGCCACCAGCGTCAACGGACTGACCATGGCGAGCAGGTAGTTGCCCATGGCCTTGGCTGCTGGCACCACACCGCCGAACATGTCCTTGAGCTGCCCACCCTGCTGCAGCAGCACTGTCAGCGGCGCTTGTCCCGCTTGCAGGGATACGACGATGTCGGTCATCTGCGCCGGGATCATGCGCATCGCGGCAGCCGTCTGCTTGGCCGACGTCGTGGTGGTCTCGGCGAAGCTGCTCGCGCTCTGCTTGGCGGTCGCGTACGCGGGCGCCGTTTTGTCGACGGCCTCCAAGATGATGCGGTTGATCTGGTCGACCATTACTTCTTCCGGTTGATGTGTTCGATGGCGGCCGATTCCATGAACTGCAAGCCACGCAAGGCCAAGGGCTGGCGATCGAGCGGGATGCCGCACGCCGTGAATCCCACGGGAAGCGCCTCATAGCGCAGCCCCACAACGCCGCCAGCGGGCGCGACGTTCCACTGCGTGCGCATGAAATCGAACAGCTCGACGGTTTCCATGTTTTCGGGCCAGATTTGCAGGATGGTGGGCTCGGTGCGTTCAGGCTGGAGGCCGAAGGCGGCAAGAGCTGCGTGCTCATGAGCGATGTCCGGCGCACCGCCCATCAGGCTCACAGCTGCCGCCCTCAGTTTTTTGCGCGGCTCTCCCCCAGTTCCTGGACGTAGGTCAGGTAGATGTCGAGCGCGGCGGCCGGGTAGTTGGCGAGCAGTGCGTCGAGGAACTGCGCATCGCTCATGCCGGGCGTCTTGTCGACCACGGAATCCACGATTTCCGTAACCATTTCGCGGTTTTCCTGCGGCCGGGCGACGAATTCCTTGAAGGCTTCGGTGTTCTTGTGCTTGAAGCGGATCTGCAGCGGCTGGGCGGGCTTGCCGGGGCGGGTGATCTTTGCCGTTGCGATAAAGGTCGGCGAAGGGTCAAGTTCGAAGGACATGGCGTGGTCTGGTAAAGGTGATGGATGGCGTGGCGGGCCCAGCGGGCTACTTCACGAAGAGGCGCAGTTCGTCGTTGCCCACGAGCGGCGTCAGGCGCGCCGTGTAGCCGATCAGCCGCTTGCCGTTGAAGTCCTGCTTCGTCGGCGTGATGAGCTGCACCGCCGGCGCGAAGAGGCCGACGATGTTTCCGGCGACGGTGCCGTGCAGGAAGCCCAGCGACTGCAGCGCGTTGTCGACCACGCCCGCCATGAACGTGACTTCCTGGGCGGCGCTGAGGTTGAGCTGCAAGCTGCCCGTGACGTCACGCCCGGTGACTTCGACGCTTTCCTCGCCCAGCAATGGCATGTGCGCGACCGTGTTGCCCACGTTGAGCTCGATGCCGCGCGACGGGTAAGCGGTGCCGCCCGTCAATGCGCCGGTGGCGTAGGTGCAGCCGAACGTGATGTCGCCGCTGTTCTTGTCGGTGACCACCTTCGGCGTCTTGAACGGCGTCAGGGCGGTGCTGGGCACAGCTGCTGCCGACAGACCGCCATACAGGCCGGTGAAGGTGAACGACATCACCGGGCGCTCAGCGAGATTCAGCTTGAACACCACCGTGCCGCGCGCGCCGAGCATCTTGTGGATGACACCCGAGTCGTACCAGTCGAGCGTCACGGATTCCTGTCCGTCGGTGATCGGGGAGTACTCCACATGCGAGCCCGCTGTGACCACCTCCGCGAAGGCGCAGGCACGCAGCAGCGCACCCCAGTTCGGGGCGGTGCCGGCGGTGCCGCTACCGGCGAGTTCGACGTCGAAGCCGCAGGTCATGTTGGCGGTGCCGACCAGCTGCTCCGAGCCACCGAAATGCGGACGGATGAGCGAGCGGTCGACGTTCTCGGCATTGAACTGCGGGACGCTGAGGTTGCTGACCAACATGGCGTTCAAAGCGCCCGTGGGCACGGCATCGGTGCCGTAAGTGGTTTCGACCTTCGCCAGGACGGCGGTGTTGCGGATGTAGCGAGAGACGGCCATGGCGGGTTACTCCTGCGAGTTGAGGGCGGTGACGGCGGTGTCATCCGGCGCGTCGAGCTGCTCGACCTCGGACGGCGCGGCGCGTGCGGTGCCGAGTTCGGTCGGTTGGGTGTCTGCGCGATCAGCGGGCAGTTCGGTGACGCTGGCGAGCGTCAGATCGCCGGTTGCCGGATCGCGCGTGTAGCTGCCACCGGCCTTGGGAAGCGGTGCAGCGTTGGTGTCGGTGGTGCTCATGGCTGAGGGCTTTCAAGGTTGTGGGCCGCGGTGCGTTGCAGCGCGGTGAAGAGCAAGGTGGCGCACACGAGGTTTTCGCCCGTGGCGACAAAGTCCCATTCGATGGGACCGGGTTCGATATAGATATCCAGCGCATCGAGCGCCGGGTCGGGCTGCAGCAGGCGGCCGAAGACCGAGTTCATCAACGGCGCGACCTGCTCGTCCGCTTCCTCGTCCGAATCCGCGCGCAGATAGCAGTCGACAGCGAAGTTGGACGTCCAGTCGATGGGCGCACCGGCGATGGCCGTGAGCGCCGGCGACGACTTGTCCATTCGCACGACCAACGACTGTTCGACCTCCGTCGGCACCACGCGCAGGCGGTTACGGTAGATCTGGGGGGCGACCGGTGGCGAGGCCTGCAAGGTGGCCATCGCCCAGGTCACCAGGTCGACGAAGACGGTGCTCATCGCACACGCTCCAGAAACAGCACCGTCCAGCCGGTGCCGTCAGGCTCCTGCTCGCGATACCGATACGAGGTGCCGCCGACGAGCGTGGGGATGCCGCCGACAAGCGTGAGAGCACCGCCGACGACGACCACGGCGCCATCGGCGAGAGCCGGCGGCACCGTGGCGCTGGGCATGCGGAGCGCGGGCTGCGTGCTGGCCATGCCGATACCCACGTTGCCGCGCTCGAAGGCGTTGTCGAAAATCGCGAGCGTGGGCAGCTGACCCGTGAACATCACGTTCTCGGCGAAGTCTTCGAGGAACACAGTGGGGTCTTCGGCGAAGGCCATGGTCAGCCCTCGATGCATTGCTGCGCAGAATTGCCGCCGCCAGCGTCGGCGAGCTTTTCAGCTGCGACGCGATCGGCTTCCGCCTGCTCAGCAGCGAGCCGCTTTGCTTCGGCTACTTCAGCAGCGACTCGGTCGGCCTCCGCCTTTTCGGCGGCG